AACTTTTGCAAAACAGGACAATGGACAACTCTTGCTCGTCCAAAAACATGCAGTCGGTCTAGGTCTAGAAAAAAGCAAGAAACAAAACGATTCTGAAACCAGAGTCTAAGTTCAAATATCAAAAAAACGAACAGCTAGTAAAACTGTTCGTTTTTCTATTAGAATCCATCTACTTTCAAAAATACTATTACATATATTTACATCAAGTTCCGACACCTTAAAAATCAGCTATTTTTTTGTCTTTAAAATAATTGTTTTTACATCATTTTACAGACGTTTACGACATTTTTGCCCCTTTTTTGCCCCTTGTAAAACAAAAACGCTAGTGTGGGCTAGCGATTGAAAAGTAGGGATTTATTAGAATATCTAGCTATATTATACCACATTTTATTTCGGAGCGAATAATAAAACCGCAGGTTATTTCCTGCGGTTTTGTGTAATCTATTTTGAAGTCTTTCTATTTTTATTTCGTTGTAATCAAACCATCCGGTTCAACTACAAACGCTGCTTTATCAGCCATACGCCCATCTGGTAGAAGTAGATACCAGCCGTCGTTGTAACGTACAAATGTATCGGATTTCATATCACCGTTAGTAGCATCACAATAATACCAATTATCGTAATACTTGATCCAGCCGGTTTGCATCGAACCATCACGATTGAAGTAGTACCATACACCAGCAATTTTCTTCCAAGATGTGGCCATGTACCCACTAGAGTCGAACCAGTACCATTTACCGTCTGTGTGCTTGAGCCATTTCTCAGAGTACATATAGCCTGACTCGTCAAAATAAAACCATGATTGATTTTCTTCGATATATTCGAATTGAGCTTTTGGATAAGTACCGTTAGCACGAGCAAACCAGTATCCAGTATCATCCTTTTGCCAACCTTTTTTAGGTTTTTCAGGCTGTGCATTTGGATTAGTCAGACGATACACATAATAGTATGGACGCCCGGCATATAGCCAAATATCATCATGATCATTGACCGTGATACCATCATAGCGATAGTTACAGTGAATAATGTTGTCACTATCCACAAAGATACCCGTATGCCCTCCAGCGCCGCTAGAATATCCCTTACGCCCCCAGATAAAAACATCTCCTCGTTGAGCATCCCATGGGGTATTTTCTGAGATAAGTTCATAGCCGTTATTAATAAGCCATTGATGCTCATACTCAGTATTAACAGCCCATCCTGCTGATACTGCTCCAGCGCTGCGAAGTGCGTAATATACAGACGATGAACAATCGTAAGATTCATCTCCATCTCGCGATGTCATGCTGTATGATACATTTCCTTTACGTGCTTGCATCCAGGCAATAGCTGTTTCAATATTTAATGCCATTGTTTCCTCCTTTTTTGCTTAGTCCTCGCTTGGCTCGTGATAGTCAAGAGCGCGGTTGCTATCAGAAATTCCTGCTGTTGTCGGGTCATTGACAACGCCAAGTAGTACAAGAATATAGACAAATGTGTTTACCCCGTCTTGCATATTTTTCGGAATCTCAAGGCCGAATTGTTGCGCCATCAAAAACACCGCTCCTAAAAGAGCTACTAGTGTCACTTTATTTTGCAAACGCAATTTCCAATTAATCATGTTTATTCTCCTTTTTTATTGTTTGTTCTGGATTAGGTTTTTTAATTCTCTCACGTCCTCGCCAAGTGACTTAACTTGCTCAGCTAGAACAAGTATAGCCTTATTTTGCTCGTCGTGATTATCAAGCCGCTTATTTGCTGACACTTTAAATTCTTGCAAATTTTCAATGTCTTTTTCCATAGCCGTAATACGATTTTCTTGCTTTGTATTGCGGTCTTTCATTGAGAAATAAAGAGTTACAACAGGGACGAGAGAGAAAACGAACTGTACGATTAAACGCTCGTATTCTGGCATAAACATCTCCTATTCCTTATGCTCTTCTGCTTCTAGCTCTGCCAAAATGGCATCTTCAATCTTATAGCGCATTTCTCGCAATTCTTGCTCATGTTTACGCATGCTACTACGATTTTTAGCGTACAAATCCGGATCATGAAGTGTTTCTGATGTTGTTGAAACAGCATCATTATCTGTGTTGATTACAGTAGTTTTGACCAACTTTTGTTGATCTCCATCTTGTGCGAAAAATTCAGCTACTAGCTGACGTGTTTTAGTGACTTTTAGCATTGTCATTTCCTCCTTTATAAATTAATTATCCGTTAAAAATTAGGGATTTTTTACGATGTTATGGATAAGGGTCAGATGTGATGTAAGTAATTGTTCCTACCCAGAATTTGTTACCTGGAGATTTACTAGTCAGACGAATTTTACCATCCGTGGCTAAATGTAAGATAGCTGTTCCTGAAACTGTTGAGCCTGAATGCCCCTGTAATATCAAGTGTGCCTCACTCGTCGGTCTAAAGCCTGCTGGTAAGGTCTCACGTAACTCCCTGTAATCTGAATCGGTATTGATAGATACTGAAATATGCTCTGTTGACAGTGTGACAGTATTTCCATTCCTTGTTGCATTGAGCTTCACACCCCATCCACCATCGATTTTTTTTGTAATCGTCTTAGTGACAGTTGCATATTCAACCCAAGGCGTCCAATTCCCATTCGTTTTAGCACGAATGAACAAGCGACGACTTCCATCACGCTCAGCAAAATATTGAACAAGATGCGCCCCTCCACCGACTACATGAAGAAGTCCCCATGTTTTAGAGGGGTTGTTTGGTGAATTTGCTGCTTTGTGGTAGTAACCTGATTTATCATGTACATCAAAATTACTTGTAAAATCATTAATAGCACTGCCATCATTATTTGTAAGTTGATACTGTTGAATTTGCTTATTATTCGCATAGATATCACCAAGAACATCCAATGAACCAGGTTTACCCAATTCTGCCACTTTTCCAACACCTACCCGACCATCTTTGTCATAGCTTATTACTACGCTTTCAGTCGCAACAGTAGCTGAAAATTCAACGCTTGTAAACTTATCCTCAAGTCGTCCAATGACTGTAAAAGATTTAGTGGCTGGATAATTTCCTGCTAAGTTTGCAGCTGAATTGGTCAATGTATGAATGGTTGTAAAGACACCTGATGCGCTACCATTATCTACTGAGAAATTATTTGTATTTAATGGAGCAACCCGAAAAGTCAAAGTCATGTTGTTTCTCTGCTTACCAGAGAGCATCAGAGGCGCTATTTTAGCGTTTCTGATGATTTGAATGATATTGGGCGACTCTCTTGTTCTAACAGCTGAAAAGCTGAGAGAAGGGGCGAAATACTCAATGACATTGATAGTAATATCTCTAGCATCTGATTGTCTACCTCGGCTGTCAACCACGCTAGCTCGAATCGTTGCTGAACCATTAAAATTCATCATCCCAAGTCGGCCACCATTTTCGGTAACAACATGATTCTTATTAACAATTTCAGCTCTATAACCTGTAATAGTTGAACCATAGATACCACTAGCGCCATTAAATCCTACCTGAATATCTGAAACGATTTGAAGAAAGTTATTGCCGTTCAGCAACCCTCTAGCGACACCATTTGCATCTGTTAAGGTTATATTAGAAAGTGTAGGTTTCATGTTTGTTGGAATACTTGCTGTTAGTATAGTTGATTGCGTGCCAGTTTTCGTACCAGCTGAGTAAGTATCAACATAAATCGTCCCAGTTCCGCTTGTACTATTTGGAATTTCGTTTGCAAAATCAAGAGGGATCGTCCATGTTGTGGATGTATCAACGTTAGAGGCAATAGTACCAGACTTGCTACCCCAAGCATACCGTACTGTATGCTTGAAACCTGAGCTATGACGACTAATATTGATTGTGATTGGACTACCAATAGTCCCAGCACTTACACTTACAGAACTAGCCCGTGGAATTGTGGTTAGACTAATATTAGCTGTAACTGTAATTGATTCATGATAACCATTATTTGGGTTAAATGTGCAGGACAGAGGTAGAGTTTTACTTCCATCTGCATTATGGGCTATGGTACTTGAACCCTTAGCAAGAGTAACCTCTCCGTCCCAGACCTCCCAAGTCGGATTACTGCTGTGGACATTACGCCCATCAAGAGATAGTGAAAGAGTACTACTACCACTTTTGTTAAATGTGTGATAATAGCTTGAGCGACTAACTGTCATCTCCCAGTTGACAGTTGACGTATTAGCAGCGATATTCTGCGCACCTTGATCAATGTAAACATTTAAAAATAAGCTACCACTTGAATTGCTGTATTTTGCCATTTTACCTCCTTTTATCCAACATAACGGATAACATTCACATCTTTGTTAAGATGATATTGCTCTGTTCTAAAACGCCCAATTTGAACTGATGCGGTGAAAATACCGTTATCAATGTTTATTACGCCTTGTGAAATGTACATAACCTCTTTTCCTGCAGAAAACATGGATATTCTATCACTTGATACCTTGATAGTAGAGCTTGCATCATTCTTACCAATAACCAAGCCCTCGTTTGTACTTTTCATGTAAGTATCAATAAATGTTTTTAGCTCTGCAAGTCCTCCGAATTGAGTTGTCAACAAATCAATTCTTCTACCTGCTTCAATCAAATCTTTTTCAGATTGGGCTGCATCTTTAGCGTTCTTTTCAACAAAGGCATTATATGCTTTTTCTAATTCGCTAAAGGCCTCCATGGAGGCTTTTGCTTTCATTTCAGCCTCTAAAATCTGTGATTTCTCACTAAGTGCATTCAGCTGTTCTTGGGTTAGAACTTGGCTAGCTTTGGAGTCGATATCCGCTTGAACATCTTCATCTGATAATCTAAAATCAGTCATTACATTGCCAATTTCAAGTTGTACATCTGTAACATACAGATTAACAATCTTGTCATATCCGACATAAAGCATGACTGTTATTTCATCAAAGGGTATATTGTGTTTTGCTGAAAGAGAGAAACGCTGGTATTTGTCGCTGATTTGGGAAGCAGGTATATCAAGCCATGACTTTTTGGCAATAACTCCATCTTTTATAAAATGGATTCCAATATGAGCCTCTTGAGGCGCTCCATCTTTTGCAAATGATGCTGAAATTGTGACTGGAGTGTCTGCTGGTTGAGGTAGTGAAATCCTTTGGCTTACGCCTTTCCATTTTGGGATAACTGTGCTATTCTCGCTAAACATATGCAATCCTGGTTTGCCTTTGTTAGCTGCAGAATGAGTGAAATTATAAGCTAGTCCATTTAAAGAAATCCTATTCCACTTATTCTCTCCAGAAAGGAATGAGGCATTTCTTATATAGTTTTTTCCGCCAACAGAGACCATTGCCCAACGATCAGCCCATTTGTACTTAGTTTTATCCGAACTATCAGGTTTCTCATAATCTGAATAATGACCAAAATAACGCTGTCCGTTATCTGTCGTTGTCAATCCTGAACCATCGGCATTTTCAGAATACGCAAAGTGAACATAAGGTGTTCTTCCATCTGCTCCGGCCTTGCCTGGTAAACCATCAGCACCATCACGACCACGCCATTCTGTCCATAAATATTTCGTGGGATTGTTGCTATTGGTTTCAGTAAAATCTTGATAAACGCCTATAAACGCCTTGCCCTGTCCTGAAAAACTAAATCCCCCACCAGTTGCATTGTCAGCATAAGCAATATGGGTATACTGAGTACGGCCATCTGAACCTCTTTCACCAGGCAAGCCACGATCACCTTTCACTCCAGGTAAACCACGTTCTCCCTGTATGCCTTGCTCACCTCTTGCACCAGCATCACCTTTATCTCCCTTTTCTCCTTTTCGTCCATCAAGAACATTTGCGAAAGATAGCTCATCAACAGCAACTTGATTATTATCAATGTAAGCGGCAACAGTTAGCGTAGATGTGTCTCTTACGCTTGAACCTCTGACGACATAGCTCATGCCTGTTGACACGTTCCCATCAAGTGCCCAACGCCATGTGACACCAGCCACAACAGGCTTACCACCTTTATACAAAGTAGCAGTTACTGTACTTTCACCAGCCCCATTCTTGAAGATGACCCCTTTATCAGTTGCTAACTTGATAATGTATGGCTTCGATGCCTCAAAAAGTCGCTCGAAAGCTGCTTGAATACCATCCGATAACTTGTTTTCAAGTGCCTTGAAATTTGAAAACGTAGTTTTATTGCTTGCTGGATTCGTAAAGCTAATTTTCTGCTCAGAGACCCGTGCTTGAATCATAAGAGCTGGATTAAAACCATTGTCATAAATCTTAATTGTGTCACCAATCTCCACATCAATAAAGCCATCTACTTCATATGTCACCGCAGGGTAACAATGTTTTTTTAGCTCATTGTAAGCCAATCGGCGCAATTCTTTTGGATTGTCGGTCTCGTAAGAGAAATCCTTTCGTATCCATTGATCATCGAATGTGTTTGGACTAAAAACGGACGGATACATTTGCATTGAGATAGGAGCATATAGAGATTCATTCCGTTGATAAAATTCAAGGATTCCATCCCTCGTTACAGACCAAGGCTCTAAACCTCCAAGCGTTACCACCTCTTCTACTTCTTCGCCCTTTTCATTTTTAACACGCCTTTTACCTGTTGGTCTAATCGCATTAAAAACACCTGTCTTATCAACTTTTCTAGTGATAGAAGTTAGATTTTTTCCATAAGTTAGCTGTATGTCATTTCTGACACGTCCAACCCCTTGGTGATTCTCGTCGTTCTCTTGATATACATTAACTCTGAATGATTTGATAGAACTATCGGCATTTAATTGTGTCTCAAACTCAATTTCTGCATCGAATTTGTTAGCCAAACTAAGCAAACGAGCAAGATTAGTATCTTGTCCCTCCCACTCTAGGGTTCGTCTCCTATCCGAGATCTCGTTGATTCCAACGGAAAGATTACTGAAACCAAGCAGACCCATTTCTTGGCAATACTCAATAAATGACATTGCTCTTTCTGCTTTGTACGGATTGGCATGCTCATTAATCAAATCAAGATTGAGGTTTTCACAATAACACTTGATTGTCTGCTCATTTTCCTCAACGGTCATCACATTGAATAGGTAGGTGCGCCCATGGTATCGAAAAGAAACCCAAGCACGCTCATTCAGATATTGATAAGCCTTAGATAACGCAGTATCCGATTTAATGGCTTTTTTAAATACAGTGAACTCAAATGTTGAGGATCCTGTCGGTAAATCCCTTGCCCAAGTATCGTCGTAATAATTAAGCGTATTTTGCTTGTCGTTATCAACAAAAGCAACTTTTTGCAAACTTGCATCATGAATTGTTAATAGCATTATAGCCACCTTTCTTCAAATTCAATCGTCACTGTCGGATGTTTTTTGATAAAACTAGAGAAGTACAGCTCTAATTTTGAATTACCTGGAGGGATGGAGAGCCATTGAGAGCCATCTACAACCTCGCTTGCTTTTGCAATATCATCAATATAGACTGTGTCGTCTTCACTGTTGATGACAACATTTGAACCAGTCGTAAAACGGTTAGGAATATCTCTCGTTTGTGTAACAAAGTCCTTGCGATAATATAGACCATCAAGGTACATGTGAGAAACCATTTGATGATCTCGATATGCCCCTATTGTCACATGGATTCTAGCGGATTTTTTCCCTTTAATTTCTGGAATAATGAAAGTAGAGTACGACCCACCATAAAAGACTTGTATTCTGTCATCATTACGTTTTAAGTCAGACCATCCTTTGGCCACGCTAAAAGGGTTTCGGTCAGCAGTTGTTGTACCATCAAATCTCCAACGCCCCAAGATACGATAACCACCGTTTCCATCGCTCACAAAAAAGTTGTATTCACAATCAGAACTAAGATTTCGTTTAAAAGTTTCCACTCCATATAAAAATTTTCCTGCTGTATCAGATACGGTAATTTTGATGAATCCATATTGGTTGTTTGCCTCTGCCCAAAAAACTTGTCTCCACCACAAATAGTCATCCAGTGATCCTGTTGTTTTTGCACTATTGGCTGGGATATCCCACGACAAGCTAGTTGCATAGTTGTGTAATTTGGTTTCTCCTCGCAAATCTTTCAATCGAATATGTGAGCGATCCCAGAGATTCACCATCTCAGCTGTTCCGACCACATACTCTGTATTATCGTTTGTAACAGCTTGATTTTTTAACGCTTGAATAAAACCATTTGAGATCTCATTATCTCGATAGTTAAGCAGCATTTCTGATTTTTGGGATGGCTCAGTAAAAGCATCCTCGCTATTTCCGATTTCAAAAGAACCCGTGTTATTCGCTATACCGATATAACCGTTATCTGCATTGTGCTTGACTTTTACGATTGGATTTGCTGGAACTGTTCCACTGTTGGTCAAATCAAATACCATTTTATTTCCTGTTACAGTAGCGTTAGCTATACTATCAAACTTTTTGTAAGCTGAGCTGTGGGCTACTCCATCAGGAATGACAAGTTTAAACTCCGAGCGTTGAAACCATCTTGTCAAGTTTTCTGGGGTGATTTCATCAACTGGCAACCCCATATAATACTTGTCCGGTTCATCACCATAAACAACTTTTACAGGCTCTAGTACGTTCAAAACACCAGCCAATTCATGTTTAAGGCGTTCAAGAGCCTCCCCATCACGCTCAATCATGTCAAACTTGATAGTGTGCTCCTTTTTACCACGCTTCACTTGTTGGATGTTTACGCCCAAAGAGGGGGCGTTATCAAATGTAACGCTCCTCTCATTTCCGATCGGGCGAATAATATCCTTGATTTTGATGAAGCGCGACATATCAACGCCGTTAAAAACCATCGTTTTCGTCATTCAAGAATACCTCTCATTCTATTTTCCCGTCTGAGTTGCTCTGACTGATATTTAGCGAATTTATCGCCTGTTTTAGCGACTAAAGTATCATCGTTTAAGTACATTTCATTTGGTCGTCTAACGGCCGTCTCAGCCACATCTAAGGCTTTCTCTAGTAACTCGCTAGATTTGTCCATAGTAACTTTGATTTTTTCAGCTATTGTCTGCTTACTACTTTGTTTAACAGTCACTTGAGCACCTAGATCCTTGTTCAAACCAAGTGCAATTTCTGGCCTTGCATCAATCATCATGCTTTCTTTTAATCTCAACATAGATTTCTTGACAATTCCGGCATCTGCCTCAATACCGACGGCAATTCCTTGAGGAATAAATCGCCCGATTTCATCACGCATTACCCTGGATGGTGAGTGAATATCTAGTGCGCTCTTGATAGTATCTCTAACTCTAGCAGCGATATTTGCGGCGGTTGACATTACAGAACCCGCCCCATTGTTAAGCCCAGCATTGAGTCCAGCCATAGCCATATCACCAACATAAGTAAAGTCTGAGTACAATGAATTGAATGGCGATTTAACTTCGCCAGACAAACTTTGCATTGCATTTATTGGTTGATTGGCACCCTCATCAATACCCTCAGCTAAACCAGTAGTGATAAAACCACCATACTCATTGAAAACACGAGATGGGGAATTGATATCCATTTCACTTGTAAAGGATTCTTTTATGTCGTTAGCCATGTTTTTAGAAGCTTCACTTGCAATTTCAGCTCCGGCTTTAATACCATCACCAACACCTTCAGGAATATTTTTCCCTTTTTCAGGGAAGTCAGCAGCTGCAATTTCTTCTTGTAAACTTGAAACTTGACTTTGTACGATACCCTTGATCTTGTCTGTGATACCTAAAGCACCCGTATCCATACCAGCAGTTAAGCCATTCATAGCTGACTCACCACCTTGAGTAAAGACTTCGTTCAATGTTGCCAATTTTTCATCTGAGGCATTAACAAGTTCTTGAACATACAATCCACCTTGAGGCCCCATCGCTTGCAATTTAGCCAAAATCCCCTCATTTACTCCGCGTTCGGCCAATGTATTGAGGTTTGTTGCCCAATTATTGACCGCCTCTTGGTTTTTTTGGAGGTTGGCAATCATTTCATCGACACTAATAGCGGACTTATACTTGATTTGTTCAAACATGTTCGTTGTGGTTTCAAGCAACTCATTATATTTAGAGCGCATATCATCAACCGCTTTTTGTTGAGCTTTAGACATACCTTCGTATGATATAACTTGTCGATTAGATCCATTTTCAGCAGCTGTTGCCATTGCTTCAGATGCCGCCTGTTGAACTTGAGATGTTTTTTCGTACTCAGTTTGCAATTCTGTCTGAGTATTTTTAAGCTCAGTTTCCTTGTCATTGAGTTCTTGCAGTCTTTCTTTGCGTACACTATCGCTAACATTAGACTCTTCATTCCACTTATTACGTTGTTCTGCAATCTGCTTCAGTTGCTCGCCAATTTCAGCACGCTTTTGTTCGATATCAAGCAGGTTCTTTTGGGATGCCTCCCATGTCGATTCTGCCTCCATCGCTGAGATACGAGCTTTGATTTGATCACTGTTGTGAGACAAAGAATCAGAGTTCTTATCATAGGCCAGATTTAAACCGCTAACTGAGGCATTCAAAGCATCAATCTTTTTCTTGAGATTTTTCTTGTCTGCTGCTGTCTTATTTGTCTTTTGTGATAACTGGACAATTTCGTCAGCCAATTTTTGATAAGATTCTGTATTACCTTTTACAGACTCAAGATTTTTTTGACGTTCTTGTGCACTTTGTTTAACAGAATCTGTTAATTGATCCGTGCTCTTGACTAGCTCCTCTTGTTCTGATTTAAGGCGTTTTGTTTCTTCACTTTCAGCAGTCAACCATTGCCACAACCCTACCAATGCACCAACGGCAAGACCTACACCAGCAACAACCCAACCAATCGGGCCAGTTAAAGCTGTCAGCGCTGCTTTAAATGCTGTTGTTGCAGCGGTTGCAGCAATAGTTGCAGCAGTTTGCAAACTAATAGCACCAGTCAACACACCATAAAGAACAGTAGATGCTGTTAGTGCTCCATTGTTTGCCAGATTGGCCACCATTTGAGCTTTCGTGACTGTCCCACAAGTTGCTTGCGCGGCAGTGATTAAATTAATAATCTGTACTGCCCCTGCAGCTGTTGTTTTGAATGTTTGCCAGGAATTAATTAAGTTTTTTGTCGCAGTTATAGCTTCGTTAGCAGCACGCATAGCCACCAAAGCAGAAACCAAACTAATAATAACTGGTGTCAAAGATGAGATTACAGAAATTCCAGTACCCAAAATACTAAACAAAGTCTGAAAAACAGGCGTACTAGCCTTAATAACATTGACAATCACACCAAAAGCAGCATTGATGATTACTTTCAATGCATCAAAGTTCTCAGCAATTGTTTTTCCTGTTGCTGCCGTTGTTAAATCGTCAAGAGCCTTGATTGTATTTGCGACACCTTTTACAATTGCATTTTTTAAGTTGCCAAAAGAGGTCTGAATCCCTTTACTGTTAGTTTTTGCAAGCTCAGCAAAACCACCAACACCACCGTTTAACTCAATCAACTTTGAGGCGAATTGATCAAACGTAAGTTGTCCCTGTTTTAATGCAGAATAGAAGTCATTCTGAGCAGATTGGCCAGCGAAACCGAATGATTCAGCAGTCTTTTGGAGAGCGTAAGGCATGGTTTCTTGCAATGTTTTCCACGATTGCATATCAACCTTACCGGCTGATAACATCTGACTGAACTGTTGCAAACCACGGCTTGCGTCAGCACTAGAGGATCCTGAGGCAAGAAAGGCATTATTAAGAGCAAGTGTTAAATCTGTTGATTTGTTGATATCTCCAGTAATAGATGTTAAACGTTGAGCTGTACCAACCACTTCATTCAAAGTCGTAGGCAAACCCTCGATACCTGTTGCAAGTTTCTTAGTTGAGCGCGTAACATCTTCTGTACTATGTCCCATCGCTTGCATTACTCTTGGATAACTTTCAAGGGTATCAAAACGCTGAATCGCTCCTCCCAATGAATCTGTCAGAAGATCCACAGCTTTGGATGCTAGTTTAAAGGCAGCGCCACCAAGGGCAAATTTTTTCAGAGAATCACTTCCTCTGTCGCCTTTTTGTGCTGTTTTGTCTAACTCATCGTTTAGAATCTTGACTTTATTGCCATCCACATCAACAACGATGGTCACTTTTCCATCAGCCATTATCTTCTCCCTCCTTTCCTAAACTATATTTAGCTTGTAATTTGCGCATTTTATTCTTATCCCCACCATGTTCTGGTTTCCAGGCACGGATTTCTATAATCTGTTGCATGATTGTATTGTCTGGCAAGGCGTTCAAAAGCGCTTTAAATTCTGTCCATGTCAACTTATTTTGAACTTTTAAAAGATTGATGCCATAGGCTTGCAAAAAACTAGCGTAAATGTATTCTGCATCTTGTTCAAAATCAATCAATTTTTCTTGTTCTTCTTCATCTTTTACTGTTGGCATTGGATTACCTAACAAATCATACTGAACAGTTTCTTTTTCAATTTCTAAAAAATGCTCTTTTATGTAAATCCAACAATCCACAACCTCTTTGATATCGTATAATTCTTGGCCAGTTAGCAAATGAACAATCAATTGAGCTTGTTCTAGGAGCGTCAATTCCTCCTCTTTCAAGATTTCAAAGACATCCAGAACCTTATTAAAAGACAAGTCTATGTCATACTCCTTATCAGCGATAGAAAAATTTGTGATTAAAGCATCATTTAATTTCATAGACATAATTTTTACCTAGCTATTTCTTTTTATTCTTTTTGTGTTTCTTGTTGTTCTTGTTGTTATTCTTGATTGGAGTGACTTTCCCCTTGTTTAAATAGTGACTAGCACGCTCTTTCACTACCGTTTTGTGTTGTTCAGCAACTTCTTCCAACTTGTCATGCAACATGATTGCGGTCTGTTCTAGAGCGTTTTTTAGAGCGTTATAATCTGGATATACAGAATACAACTTATCAAATGTACCATCACCGAAAATAAGATCATATTGGATTTCAAGTTGTTTCTTCTCTAGTTCAATAGCCCCAGCAACTACTTCTTTAGTCACTCCATCACGCTCAATTTTGTTATCAATATTTGCAGTTACCACATCCAATTCATATCGAACAAGGCGACGTTGTAATTCTTCTTCCATGTCATAAAAGCGCATTAAGCTCTCTTGACTTGTATCAAACCATAGCTCTACTTCTCCGATCTTTACTGGAAATCCTGTACGTTTTAGTTCAATCTGAATATCTGTCATGTCTCTACTCCTTTTTCTTGTTAAAAAAGGGCAAGGCTTAAATGCCCGCCCTTATCAAAAGCTATTAGCCAATGCCAGTTTCTTTTGGCGTTGAGTTAAACGAAAGTTTGCATCCAAATGCTTCAAAATCAGAAGCAGCACCAGAACCAGCTTTGATTTCTGTCGCTGTTGCAGCTCCCACCCATTGTTTTTTCTTGTCAGAAGATACAACTTTGTGCCATAGCTTGCGATCATCCCCTGTTTTGTACTTCATGCTAGCAATAAGCGCTTGAGCCTTATCTTCTGGATCATAAGTGCCCTCAAATGTGTAAGCACCTTTAACGCTGACCACCGTTGTTTCTTCAACTCCATCACCATCATAATATGCTTGGTCATCTGTTTTCTCGTCTGTATCATCTGATACATCTGAAATCCATTTAGCAAGTTCCAACCATGCATCTTCTGTTGATGGTTCAGTCCCTCCATTGTATGGAGCTACAAAATGGCCACGTAGGGCATTTTTTTGTCTTGTCATTGTTTATTCCTCTCTATTACGATTTTTGCCACAATTTCAATTGTGTAATAATAATAGCCTTGCTCGTCTTTGCCTTTCATGGCAGGGCGGCTGACTTCCATTCCCATATATTCATAGGAATTATTGTCACTTGGCAAAGCTAAGTCTATCTTTGATAGTTCTGAGGTTACTAACCAGATAGTGTCATTAGCTACTGAGTTCTTTTTTGCCTTTACAGCAATTTCAAATGGCAAAGAAATCTCTTGCGTGCCATCCATATAGCCTCTATCCACTTTCCCACCTGGTATCTGATTGATAACCAGGTCATCTTTGTCATCCTCAAAATAATCAAAGCGTGGTTCAACTGGTAAATTTAAAGTCTTGATATGCTTTAAAAGTACATTTTGAAAGTCATTCTCTCGCATCAAAGCCCCATCCCTTTCACAAATTCTCTAGCCCATTCTTCGGCATGATTGCGAGTAGCAACTTGATCCCATCGTTTGCCAGTTCCCGGAGTGGTGTATCTCCTAAAGGTGACAATGCCGTTTGAACCGTAAAATTGCGCTCTAGCATAAACTGTTCCATAAACAACAGCATCACCTTGTCCGACGATTCGGCCAGAAGCTCTCAACTCTCCACCTCTCAAGGGGATATATTGCTCATTGTCTAGCAAGATTTTGCTAGCGACTGCAACCTTTCCTCTTGTCATGGATTCGCTCGAAAGTTTATGCTTAGCTTTCTGCAAGTCGACTTTAATGGCAATACTCATTAGATCACCTCAATTTCTTGACTGAATATCTCTCCATCATAATAGTTAGTTTGAAATCCATTAATTGTGTAATCTCCTATCCCATCGTTTACTTTTGCACCCATCCAACTGTTATCAACTGTCACAAAAGATAGCGAGGGATAGAGGTATATAACCCCTTGTTTTTGCCTTGATTTTGAATTCCCTGTACCAGATTTTGAGTTACGATTACCAGACGCACCCACCGATCTATCAAAACGTACATTTTTAATAGTCAATGGTTCTGAATACACTTCATCCCCATAATCATTTTTACTAGCTACTTTCTTGATGGTCAGGACATCCTTTAACAAACGCTTGTCAATCCCTTTTAATAGTCGCTTATCGATCATAGGCAACTCCAACAACTAGGCTAAAGCCAGCTTGTTTCAAAGCATTTTCAGCATCCATAGACAAATTGAATTGCTGACCTACTGAGGTGCTTTGTGAGGTGCTATAAGAGATTGATGTACGGCCAATAGAGACACTATTGGCTAGCTGTTTGTCATCCGCTGACATAATGCCAGAGGAATCAAGATAGGCGATTTGGAAAGCCATAGCAAGCTTTACAGCAGATTTGCGATAGGCAATTTCTTTTTCAAAATCAATGCCTTTCTGATAAATGCCGTTAGTATATAGGTCAATCGCTATCTTTGCCCGTTTTGCCAATTTTTCAAATTCAGTAACTTCATCAAAACCTAGCTCATTGAACTCCTCTTGTGTTAAATAAGTCATGCGTAACCTCCCTTAAAAATAAAGGGTGTTGCCACCCCTTATTTAATCTTCAACAGTTGCCTGAGATACATCATCTACTGATGGGGCATCTTCTTCTGGTTCAAGCGTTCCATTTTTGTCAACAAGTTCCAAAACATTTTTCACATCTGGAAAAGTATTTTTTAGTTTCTTGTTGACTTCTTTAGCATAATCTTCATCAAGTTCAATAATGTCATCGACAATAACATCCTTGTTGAGTTGCTCAAAGAAAAGATTTTTTGTTGCTTTGTAAAGTGCCATGTTCTACCTCCTATACAATAGTTCCTGTGACTTTGTAAATTGCTTTCTTGTTGTCATCAAGGGTGTAAGTTCCACCCTTGGCAGCGGCTTGCAATTTCACACCGTCAAAGTTTTCAGATTCAATAACACGGGCTGTTGAGATACCAACAAACGGAATGACAATGCCGTTTGGTGAGAAGATAGCAATAACTCCTGTCTCAAAGTATTGTGCTGGCGTTTCTTCCAAGGTAAAGCCCTTGTATTTTTGTAGCCCATTCTCATCAAGGGAGATGGCCGCCCCTTTAGCGCTTGTAACTGAGGCCATATCAACAATGGCGTTGTAAAGTTCTGAGCGCAAGTAAACAGTAACTGGTGCTGTAACTTCATTGTTTGTGTAATAAGCTGACAACTTATTGAACAAAGCTTTTACTTTGTCATCTGTAAAATCAGCGAGAGCCTCAGCCTTAGCAGCGTTGTCTGACAAGTATTTACCAATCCGCTTGTTCATTGTTCGAGTTTGTGCCTCTGATTGCAATTTCAAGCGATCAGCAACAGCGGCGTTAAGGTCATTGTTTACTGTGTAACGATCAAGCCCCTCATGGATTGTAAGGGTATAGTCATAGTTGACATCTGTATTTTCATACTTAACTTCTGTCAAATCACCAAAGCGTGAACTTGAACCTGAGTTGTCACCAAAATCACCATCATTTGCACCGGTTTTGTATTCGCCGATTACCACTGGTGTATTGTTTGTTTTAACTGAAAAAGCTTTAGAGTTTTCTTGTACGCCGTCTTTAATTTGAAGAGGTGCTAGAGCATTTGAAAAGGCTGCTCGAACTCCAAAGACTGTATCAAGAATGCCCGCATATTGTTGTTCATAGCGGCGCACTGCGTTGTTTTGATTACCTGCCATTTGTAATCTCCTTTCTGTTATTTGCCATACCCGTCAATAATCGCTTGGAATGGGTCAATTTTTGTCCCCTCTCCTGCTGGATTACCTTGAGGTAAAATATTTGGGCTAGGCTTACTTTCTTCAGCTTTAAACAGATAAGGATCACTTTCTTTTAAACCGTTGATTACTTCATCAATCTGAGGTTTTCCATTGTCGTCTAACTGGATAGCATCAACATCAATGAATTTCATCAACTTGTCTGGATTGAAAGCATTTGTATCTTTCAAAGCTAGATTGATAGCACTAACCTTTTTGATTTGTGCAATTTCTGCATCGGCCTGTTCCTTGTACTTGTCATATTCAGATTGCAAAGAGGCAAGCGCTTTTTTTGTTTCTTCGCTTGTATTTGCATCTGATTGCATTTCGGCAAGTTGAGACTGTGCGTTTTGCAACTGGTCTTTCAGACTATCTCGCTCTTGTTTGATAGTTTCAAAGGCTGATTTGTCCTCGTTCAGCTCTTTTCCTCGCAAAGCAAAGACTGACTTAGCCTGTTCTTCAGTCAACCCAAGATTGAGTAGTTCTTCAGTTGTAAATGCCATTTGTACCCTCCTAGTTCTTTTTTAGGTGGATAACTCCCACCTCAAGCAAAATATTATTTACTCTCTCAATATACCTTTGATGGATAGGGATTTTTTACGGTTTTAAACACAAAAAAAGGACTTGTGAAACACAAATCCTTTATGAAACATATAATTTCTCTCGTCTGTAATCTCTTGTTAAGAAATCATGCTGATTTATCAAGTTACGGATCTTAGTTTGATACCCTCTAACTTTCAAACGCTCAGCTTGTATCATCTTGTCATCTTGCAAGGTATGAGCGTAATGCAATCGCTCTTTATGTGTCTTGATAAGTCTCTCAAGGCCTCTTTGACTGGCTTCAATGCGTGCATTTTCTTCAGCTTGTTCTGGTGTCAAGTTCTTCAGATAGTCTGGTAAGTTTGGCAACTCATGAACCCCAACAATAAAAGGTGTCAGATAATGGCCACAATGGATTCCAAGACATCCAGCTGCTGTTCCGTACCCATAATCTAACAAAGAATAGATAGTTAGCCCATCTATTTCCCTAGCAGCCCCTTTGGTGACTATCTGCCCCTGCAGTGGGCTGCAAGCTGGTCTAGCCATTGCTTTCATTGAGTAGTAAAAAGTATCTATTCCTAACTCTTCAGCTGGTCTAGTACGCATTTCGTTGTAAACTTTGTATGTTGTACTCTTGATAATAGCCCTCGCATAACTATCAGCTTTCCAATGCCTCCCGCCTTTATCAACAAAGCCTGTAAAAGCGTTCTTCTGCCATTTCATGATGGTATCATTCAAAGCAACATCGCTTGTTTTAGTTCCTGCAACTACCTGAGCAACTGTCTCCTCCACAATAGATTTATAAGCGACTTGCAAGCTCTTGGGCAAAGTTGTATTGATAAAGTTTAAATCACTAACTGCTTGCCTAGAATAAGCCTCTAAACTGTCCGTTACGCCATTTGAAATCTCTCCTTTAGGTATTTTATTCAAATCTTCTTCAAGTTGTTGTTTGGTATCTTTATAGACTTTCAAACCCTCATTCTCAATAACATCACGCAACAATCTTTCAGCAATTCCTGTACGCTCTGAAATAAGCTTTAGATTCTGCTCATTGAGCATGTGCATATCATTTAGTTTCTCTAACTGCCAGATATAAGGGTTTCTCATTAAATCAATAGAACCACGCTCTTTTAAGCGTTTAATCATACGGTCAAAGAGATCAATCTGTAATTTCTCGTAAATATCCCCAACTCCTTGCATTTGCAAAGGAAATTGTTGGTCGTTAAACGTGAGTTGTTTTCTCTTTTTCATTCAAAAGCCCTCTCTTGAAAGAAAACTGGCCGATTTGACCAGTTTATTCTTCTAGTTCGTATTCTAGTTCAGAAATATCCTTAATTAATTTTTTAATAACTGAGGAGGCATCTAGTCTCCCACTCCCTCTAATCATTAAACCTAGTTTTAATGTTGGCGTATTTTCAATGCTTGCTGAGTAGTCAACACTAGTAACTCCGAATTTAATTTTTGTCACGGTTTTCTCCTTTTTTACAAACTTAATAAACGAACAACATCATCCGGTTTGTGTCCATCCCATTCTGGAGCGGTTTCCAGTTCCTGAACTTCAGCAAAATACCCCCAATTCTCCATGTGATAATGATAGCTATATTGTCCATATGGTGTATCAATTCCAACAATGAAATAATTTTCATACATTGTCCCATCTTTGTGCTTCTTAGATTTCCATGCTTTATCAAGATGGTTTTTTAAAATAACGGCAAACAATATCATTCGATGATGATACAATTCGTTGAATGTATGAGAACCGTCACTTATCATACCTCTTGTCACACCTAGCCGATTATCGATTATCAGCTGCGCTTCTTGCAAATCAACTTCTTCAATAGGATCAATTTCCATCTTATTCCTCCTCGTTTTCCTCGTTTTGATCATGCATACCATAAATAGCAAGTTCAGCATCATTCATAGGTGGTAACTCACTATTTATGGTATTGAGTTCTTTTTCTGCCTCCAATTCAGAAATGTTCAATGTTTTCATAATTGCTCGTTTCTTCGTTGAAAAGCCTGCCGCTACCATTTTAGCCCAATAATCAAGCTCGACATGGCGGTCAGTAAATACACCATCATCTAGGTTTACAGAAATATCTTTTAACTCCGGGATTTCTCCACTATAAATCCCTACTGCCTTCCCAAGTTCGCACATTGAAACGCAAAGCTCTTTGATAGCTTGCTCGACAAGCGCTACAATGCTATTTCTCATCTGGTAAGTGTCTGAGTTTTCGCTGACAATTTCTGTCGCTGTCTTAACGCCTTGGCCATCAAAGGTAAACATCCCACTTGATACACCAATCTGCATTTCAAAGAGTTTCAATCCCTCAGAAATGGCTGAAATATAATCATCAGCTCGAATTGGTGAGGTAAGGTCTGTAATACCTCCAGCATCCATGCTAGATCCGCCAATCTGCATATAAACATTCTGCTCAACATCAAACCGTGGTCTAAAATCTATTGTTCCATCTGACCGTTGATGTTGTCTTTGTGTCAAATGCTCCGGCACAATCACGCGCCTTTGCCCCATTTTGACTTCCCACATGAATTCGTCATAAGAACGATTGATAAAATCAATAGTCGTCTTTGCGTTATCAAAGATAGACAAGCCAAGAGGACTATTGATGTCTTTGTTGTTCATACCTGGAGTTTTTAGATAAGTAAATAGTGGTCTTGATAGATTCTCAAAGACTGTTACGGGTTCTAAATCCTTGTACTTATCTAGTTCACTCAAGTTCACACGTTGACCAAGCACGTCATTCACATCTGACCTGTATAGCTCATTTGTAATGCGATAATACTTCTTATCGTTTGTACTACCTGTTTCTTGTCCGTCTGCTGTTACCCACTCGTGAAACTCAACAAGCGTATAATAAACGTTCTTACGCCCCTCAGATTTGATAGTCTTAGTAAGGATTGCAGCACTTGAAACATCTTGTGTGTTACTTTCTAGCGGAAAAAATACAGGTGCTTGAATAAATGCAACTCTGACCTTATCCCCATCAATGTAAGGGCGCATTGCTAGCCCACCGAGCGCTAAACAGCTCTCGAGGTATCGCTCAAAGTTCTTGTTAAATCTATCATTGATTAGCATATCATCTAAAAACTTGCTCAGAGTGCTATCTTTTGCCGTAATGGTCGCTTGTTCATTGTAAACCAGACTAGCAATCTTCTTCGATGCTGTTCGTGCAATTGGCAAGTGATTCATTGGGCGGGATTGGATATCTCCATCTGTGTTCTTGTACTGAACATCATCCCATTTTGATTGATAGTAGACTAGATTTCTCTTGATCCGGTCATACTCCTCTTGAGTCACTGCAATTTTTGGATGTTCTAAAATACTATTAAGGTTTGATGTCTGCATGTTATACCTCCCTCGGCTAAAAAAATCTTTTACTTTCTGAAATAGGCTCATGATTGCCCTCCTCTATACATTACCAACACGCAAACCGAGCAATTTTGCATTGTCTAATACAAAATATTGTGAGGTATCGCATGTATGGTCATCTTCTTTAATCACGCTTGGATTATCTGTTCTAATTGTTTTTTCATCCCAGCGGTACATCTTATGTTCCTCTATAAAAATCTTGTTATTCTCTGTATTGAGATAGTAAAAGCGACCTTGAGCAAGCAAAGATTGAAAACTGTCAATCATTGTCACTTTCTTCAATTTAGCCACCGGATGCCATCTAACACCGAAATCAAGATACATCTGGTTTCTCAATGCTCCCTCTGCGCTATCAATCGTATATTGCAAGGCTTGTACTCTGTACTTCTCGATAACTGAGCGTATATAAGTATATATCTCTTTGGATAGCTGACTAGGCGCTTTCTTGACTACTTGGCCAGCTGGTGAATAATACCAGGTATCAAGTAAGATTACTTTTCCTTTAGCTGTTATCCCAAAAGCACAACAAGCGGTTGCTGACTGTTGATGTCCGCCGTCCAATGCAAAAGATATACCTATCAACCTATCATCACTAGGCAAAGCATCCAATGGATGAAACATACTCATGTTATACACGTTATTTCCCAATCCGACTGCCTCACCAAGATATAGATATCTGTAATAATCGTAGTCATTCTCTTTGATACGCTCTATATCCTCTAGCATTTGTTCAGTAACAAAACCTAATTCATCATCGAGATAGGTGCTTGAGTGAGCTAGATAGTTCTTATTCGTCTTGATACTTTCAAACCATTCATTGATCCAACTATATGGATTTCTAGGCGGGTTGTAACTCCAAAAGAATTGTACAAACTTGGCGCGTGGGTGTTTCTGCCTCATGAACGTTACGTTTGACTGGTCAAAATCCTCTTGATTACTAAATTCAGCAGCCTCCTCATACCAAACCGCTATGATGTTCCCAATATCATTTGACTTGAGCTTTTGAAAATCATCTTGACCATAAAAGTAAAATGTTGATCCTGTCTTTTTGTGTATGATTTGAAAGGGACTTACTGTTTTTTTAAATTTGTTACCCATGCCAAACAAATTCAACGCCCAAAAAACCTTGTTAAAAACACTATCTCGGATTGTGTTTGCCACCTTACGAATAACAACTATATTTGCTGTTTCTCCAACTCTTATATACCTCAGCATCATATAGACCAACTTCAGCACAATAACAGACGATTTAAAAGAGTTCCGGCCACCTTTTAGCACATTGTAAGGTAATCTAGATACCCATACCGATTTAAAATGAGGGTTGATATTCTTCTGAACATTAAAGGTCATCTGTTGCCCCCTTTACTTCATCCAGCCACTCATCGACAATCTGGATTGTTTCACCAGAACCATTTTCAGCCTCTTCACGCTCTTTATTATCGTGCTTGAGCGCTCTTATACGCTCTTTCTGCTCTTGTATATCGTATTTATCTTTTGTATTAGTCAGCTTGATTATGTTCTCAGTCGCTTTCTGATTGCCTTTTACAGCTTGCTGAAAGGTTGCAAAGGCCAGTAACGCCTCGTTGTTGCCAGCCATACCCATCTCCTCAAGTTGTTTCTTGATTTTACTATCCGTCACATCCAAAGATAAGAGGGTTTCAAATGCTTTTTTTAGATCAGCTTTTTTTCTTCTTGCTATGCCAGATGCTTTACCTCCTTTTCTTTGGAGTTCTTTCTGTTCCTCCAAACTTCGTTTGTTCATAGGAGTTAAATTTTTAGTTCCATCTCTAGGCAATTTCTACCCTCCTTTCAAACAAAAAAATCACAAGCATTTTATACTTATGATTTCATTGTATATGTTAAAAAAGGGGATGTTTTACGCTATTCCTAATAACTTTTCAATCTTGTCTAGCAAGTCTCTATATTTTGCATTGTCATTTTCATTATTAACAAGATATTCATTTGCAACGATGTTTAATGATTGGTAAAGGCCACCCATAATCCCAGATTGTTCATTAGTCAACTCATCTTGTTCTGAGTATTTATCATAATACATCTTGCAGTTTTCATATATCCGTTCATTCAACTTATTATAAAGATCAATCATTTTCTATTCCTCCTGTCTATTATCTTATTTATATTCCCTTTAAAGGCTCTTATCTCTGCCTCCCAGTGATTTATATATTCTGTGTCTCTGCCGGTTTCCTTAGCTATCTTTATTTTATCATAATGTTTATTGATTTGCTTTTGATAACTAGCAATAGCTTTTCGTTTATTTTTAGGCACACCAGACAAGTTTAATTTCGCTCCACGTCCGCCCATTTTTAAACCTCTTTCTATTATTTAGCATTATGATTTTCATTGAAATGTTTAGACCATCGTTTCTTAATTGTTCCATGTTCTATTGAAATCGCACTTTTGTTGTTTGGTTTAAAATCTCTAAAATACGTCTGTTGCCTCCATCTGCTCAGACGTGTAACATAATTAGCACCTTGTGTTTTCGTTACTCGTTTATCCGATTTATCATAGTTTATAGTTGAATTTGAACCTATTTGTTTCCAATGTTCTCGCAATTTTTGATAATGTTTAAATTTCTTTTTCCTCAATGAAATTTGAATCTTTGATAGTTTTTCAGTTGATGTTGGCAAATTAGAGTTACTGTTAGATTTAAAAATATTGTTTCTGCCCTTATTATTTTTACTATCAAAAACTCTTGCTCCTCTACCTCCCATTGTTTTTCATCCTTTCCGTGGTTGCATTTTCAAAATAGACAACCTCTATATCTTTATAATCGTATTCCACTTTTCCGCCATACACTACAATTCTTTTAGGATTGAGGCGTTTTATCATTTCTGTTACACCCTTTTTCCAAATTTTCAACTGCTCTTTGTTTTGCTTAACGCCTATTGTACTGATTGCTAGCGTTGCATCTTGAGGCAAACCATCAAAACAAAAAGCAAAACTCTCCTCAGTTGACCATGACACCGTTGGAATAACCGTCATACCGTAATCTTGCATTATCTGACCAATCAATCTCGACCTGTAGATGTTCCATACTTGCATAGCCATAGGCATATCAAGGTATAGACTAAAGTCTGGAGTTAAGGCGCTATCAAACTCTAACAGCTTTTCAATATAAAAGTCTGGCCTTTGCCAAATCCGTTCAAATTGATAATCATCTAAAAAGAAGTGCACACATGAACCGTAATCTGGTTTATTCAAAACATAATTAAAACCTTGAAAATCTTTAGGTATATGATCCACTCCCTCAAGTATAGGCATGTTATAAAACCCCTCTACTCTACTTTCATCATAATGAAAAAGATTGTACTGGTTTATGGTTGTGTCTCTATGAAAGTCCTCTGCATCTTCTTCCTCAATGTCAGATTTCTCTTGTTCTTGATCTGTACTAAAATCTAAACCTGTTACGGATAAGTCAAACCCGAATTGGCTCATATCTATTGTTTCAAACTCACCTAGTTCAACATTCAAAAGCTCTGCATCCCATGTTGAGTACTCAGCAACTCTATTATCTGCTAATCTGTAAGCCTTTATCTGCTCATCTGTTAGGTTTACAGCGTGAGCGATAGGTATTGTGTCAATCCCAAGGGAAATAGCAGCCTTGAGCCTAGTATGTCCTGTAATAATGACATTATTATCATCTACTAGGATAGGTTGTTGAAAGCCAAAAGCTTTTATGGATGCAGCAACTTTCTCCGTCGCCTCTCCGTCATTATGCCTAGCATTTTTGTGATATGGTTTAACGGATTTTATATCCACATACTTGATTTGTAAGTTGTCCATATCTCTCCTTTCAAAAAAAGCTTACATATCTTGATTATAGATACATAAGCTTTGGTTTTTTTACGGTTCTTTATCTAAGATTGCGTTTTCAAGTAATTCTGTGTAAGTCGCACGAAAATAATCATTAAACCACGCATTAAGTAATACATAGGCTTGGGTTGGGCTATAAAATAGTATTTTTTGGCAAGCGCCAATAACATTCATGTTTTCGTAAACATAAACCTCTTTTATTGCCCGCAAATATTTAGGATCAGATCCATCTATAAAATCTTCAGTTGATTTTTTTAAATTGGTTAAAAATTTAGCTTCAAGACTATCATTTTTGATATGAGAAACTATAATCTTTTGCTCCAAAATGGTTCTTTTCGGATTTTTCTTGTCCCTCAAAAAATACCACTTGAGCCAATTGATTTCTCTCCTATGAATAACAGATAATCGCTCTATTTTTTTCTTCGTCATCCATTACCTCCAAATCTCACTAAATAAATAGACTGGCTAACCAAATTAAAAATGCACATGTAATGATTTTCGAAATACTGCTCTTTACAGCATACGAATAATCCTCTTCAGATTCTTTTTTACTGGATAATACAGGCCAGATGAAAGATAGTAGTGCATCCATCCCTAATGCTTGCCAAACTGTAATTTTACTGACTGGAATAATCGTTGTGATAATTTCATTCCAACCATACTGAACTACAAATGGTGATACAACGATTACAAATAGCGCACCAATGAGAATACCTGTTTTTTTAGATTTCATTTTTCTTCTCCTGTGATTCTATTTTTTAGGGTTACGATTTTAAAATAATTTGAACACCCCCAACTGTGAACTTCTGTAACCACTTTTTCCCACTGAGGTCTTGAGTAGGGATAGTTTTTAGGTTTGGGCATCTTTCACCTCCTCAAAATAAAATTTTCCGTTAAACGGTTCGATTTTCACGATACCATAATCTAGTCCAAGCCTTGCTATGAATGGCTTGGTGATTCTTTCGTGCAGGGTAGACATCTGCTCCCTGAATTCATCTAACAGAAACGTAGATTTGTAGAAGTTGCATTGATAGCATGCTGGCATATAGTTTTCAAAACTATCTTCTCCGCCTCGATAGTGAGGATGCAAATGATCCACTCTCAAAGTTTTTAAATTCAATTCCTTTCCGCAATAAGCACAGTGACCACCATACTTATCTAAAACTTTTTGTCTCATGGCTTTAGATATGCTTTTTCGTTTCATTCTGTGACCTCCTCTATATCAAACTCTAATCTATAATGCCCTTTTTCCTCGCTTAATCCGCCATAGACAAAAGATAACTTTTTGATAACCTTATGATTATCATCTGTCCAAATACCTGCATCAGTCATACCATCAATGATAGCTTTGACTGTTGGATATAAATTAGGTGGGTCAAGTTTTGACTTAGTAGGGCTGTAAATTGTAACTGTAACCTCACAAGGGTTAGAGGGGCTAAAAGCAGCCCTCCCTTTATCCTTGTTCATCGATGTATGCCAATAAGCAAAAGCTCTAATGCGCTTAGTAACTTTAGCCTTATCTGTTTGATGTTGCCTGTCATTACTGTTGACAACCATGTTTAGAGATTTTAGCTTAGTATTTCGAGGCAAAGAAAACTCAAATTTCACATTTTCCCCCTCCTCATTCTTTTAATTATATCTGCAACAATTCCAGACCATTCTTCATTTGTAGTCTCCCTAAAGTCAAACTGTGACATTTCTTCAGCCTTTTTAAAAAGAGCTAGTTTCAAGAAAGACCCATCTTTTTCCGAAAAATCAAAGCCACTTATTAAAGTTGCTGTTCTGATTCCCTTACCATAGCCATCTGCTTTTACAATAATCCTTGTTTTATGAAACTCGGGGAGATATTCAATTTGAACCGTACCTCTCAAATCGCATCCATCAACTTTCTTTAGCATCAATGCAATTTTTTTGGTTTCGTTTTCTTTCCTTACCCCCATAAAAGGATATCTTTTAGGCTTTGCCATCATTCACCATCCTTTATTTCTTCAAATAACCTGGTGCATCATCCCCTATGTTGATGCTCTCATATTGCTCTTTAGTGACAAGAAACTTGCCATAAGCTCCGATAGTAATCGTATAATGCCCATCAACAATGGCTTTATCTGTTACCGTTCCGATAAGCTCCCCACCAGCATTATCAACTTGATAAATAATGACTGGTTTTCTGTTTTTCAATTCTTCTACTTGTTGCTCCAACTTGGCCACCTGTGGTTTATAGTGATTTTTAGAGATTATCAAACCTAGATTTAGCATTGATATTGACAATGATGCAAGTGCAAAAAATAGACCCAATCGATTTTTATTTTTCATGTCATGTCTCCAAAATCTTTATCGCTGTGTAAATCAAAGCAATAGCATAAGCATCAAAGATAAACCAAACCACCTTGTCCGCTTTTCCTTTTTTGTAGGTTTTGTGCCCAGCAACGAAAATCAGAATAGCAAGGAGTAAGCAAGCGCTGATAACCATCAATTTCAGAAACAAGATCATCTAATTACCGCCTAACTCTTCAACCACTTTACTTACAGCTGCTAAAATCTGTTCTTTTACTTTGGTGTCCTTGATGTCATCAATCCCCTCAACTTTCCCTGTTTCTACATTGATAGCGATTGAACCAACAAAAGAGCTATCTTCCTCATCAGATTCACCAAGAATTTCTTTAGCACTCTTACCATCTAAGATATCTAGCAAATCATGACTAATATTATGCATAATATTAGCTATTTTAAATTTACTCGCATTCTTTGCCGAAAGATAGTAGAACATTGCCTCTTTACTCTCATCGTGTAATGTCTCCGCAAATTCTTTCAAGTTCTCTACGATAGTTTCAGCTGATACTGTGTTTTTAGTTTCTTTAGTCATTGTCTTTTCCTCTCTTATGCCAATACTGTGATATGTTTTTGGTCTGCTAGTTGCTCTTTTAGATAAGCTGCAATGTTTCCTACTGCATCAGCTACCCAACGCTTACCATCTGCCTCAAATAAGGCCATATTTGCTTGCTTATCAATCCTAAAGACAAATAGGCTTGCTGGTTGCTCAACCTCGCTAAATGTGCGATATGGGCGCAATGTGACCGGATTAGGCGCTTTGCCTTTAGCAAGACTTGCCACTCCTGTTTTAACTGTTGCTACTTGAGATACTCCATTATCTTCAATTTCAGCCCCATTCTCAATTTTCAATGCGCTAGCAAATTCTAGCAATGTGCCACGATCATTATCGTCAATAAAGTTTGATTGCAACATGATATTGAACTGTTCCGATGATAGGAAACGGCCAAAAGATAGCTCTGGAATGCGTGCCTTAACATCAACAAGCAATGTGCGATGTTCTAACTCATCGTTTTCAGACCACACGCAAACCTCATCATTTTTCTCAACTGCTACAATCAAGCGTTGGTTTTTCAAATTGTTTAGGTCTGTTTTGAGATAATCAACCAGACTTGTTAAGGTTGATAGCTCTAAAGTTTTAGGATAGCGTTTAGGGTCAAGTTCTTTGAGGTTGAATTTGTTGGCATCATAATACTCTGTGCCATCTGCAGCTGTTAAAATTTCTAATCCACACTCATTTAGTTCTACTGCGTATTCCAATGCTGATTTAAGATTTTCTGTTGTCATATTAGTTACCTACTTTCTTTTTGTTGAAATCAATAATATCTGGTTTTGTTTCTGCTTGTTGTTCAATTTCTGCCACTGGTTGCCCAATATCCGTCAGAATTTCTCCGTTTTCATCAAAGTACATTTGACCAGGTACTGTACTTTTCAGCTCGTTAGCGTGTACTTGTCCTGTGTCAAAATCACGCCCAACAAGAATTGTTGTAGCTACTCCATTTTGAGGCGCAAATTTTGATTTTACCTCCATGATAGTATCAACCACTGTACGCTCTTCATTAGCTGACATCGTAAGCGTGATAGTCACTTTTCGTTTTGCTTTCGCATCTGTATTTAGGTCAAGGATGTTATCAAAGACTTTTTCAAGCTCTTTGTCTAGTTTTTCCTGCAATCCTCCATCAGCAATGTGGGTTAGATCTAACCCAATAAGTTTTTTATCCATATTGTCCTCCTTACTTCAAAAGTTTTTGTAACTGCTTTAAGCGAGCTTGACTATCTAACAACTCCAGATAGGTCTTATGGCTGATCAAGACATATCCTGCTAGGTCATGGCCTAGTAAAGTATCATCAACAAATAGCTCCATTTGCTCAGTCGAGGTGTCAAAGTGAGACTCTGTATCAGTGTCCTTTTTCTTTTTGGTAAAGGTATTAGCAATAACCTCAATTTCTGACTCGTTGCTTAAAAATGATGATACTTGAGTATTTAGAGCATCGGCAAATGCCTCAATTTCTTCAATCGTTGGAGTTGTAACATTTCTCTCAATGTCACTTACTCGATTTTGACTAATGCCAACCATAGGGGCAAGATCATACTGAGTAAGCTCTGCCTCTTTACGGATGGCACGCATTTTAGCACCATCAAATACTTTCATCTAAACACCTCCCCTCCATCTGAGTACCATTTGTTTTTAAGTACATGGCGTGCAATCTCACATTGCACTTGTGGTTTCTGATAATAATCCACTTCTGCTTTATGCTTTTTGATAGCTTGCATAGTGTGAATTGTAACAATCGCTGCCCATGTGATGGACATCAAAGTTGTAAGTATCATAACGATTTCAATTTTTGTCATTTTTTCTGTTTCCTTTTCAAATTTGTTTAATACTGATTGTAAAAGTAATTTCACCCTCTCATCTTATTTCTGATGGTGAAAGAGTGTTTAGGTGGTGCATCTTCAAAGGCATCTTGAAACTCTTGATTGATTTTGCGGATATTGAAAGGCTCGACGGCATGGAAATAATAACCATGTTCATCAATTTCCCCCTCGATACCAGTTGCCCACGACAAGAAAACAGCTTGTTTACACGATGGGCAAGTAATAGCCTTGCGATGCGCTCCTACCTTAACCACTTTACAGTGTCCACAAAATGGGCATTGTAAGTCGACTTTAACTTTGATAAATTCCATTCAGCACCTCTTTCTAAAACGGCAAATCATCATCACTGATATCCAATGGGTTTGTCGGTCTGCCAAATGGATTGTTATCACGGGTGAAATCAGGAACTGGATTTGTTGTGTTCCCCTCAAAGAAACTACCTTGTTGTCCGTAACTATTTCCATTTTGGAAATTGTTCCCTGTGTTATTTCCGTTTTGGAAAGAACTGCCCTGGTTGCTGTAACCCTGTTGTTGATAACCGCCATGATGATCTTGATGGCCTTGATTATTTTGCTGACTGTTACGACTTTCTAGCAATTGGAAATTACTAGCAACAACCTCTGTGACATAAACACGTTGGCCTTGTTGATTATCATAGCTACGTGTTTGAATTACTCCTGTAACTCCGATAAGAGAGCCTTTTTTAGCCCAATTAGCAAGATTTTCAGCTGACTGTCTCCAGATAACGCAATTGATAAAGTCAGCCTCACGCTCTCCAGCCTCGTTCTTAAATGGACGGTTTACAGCAAGAGTAAACGTAGCAACCGCAATATTAGATTGCGTGTATCTCAGTTCAGCATCTCTTGTAAGTCGACCTACTAAAACAACGTTATTTATCATCCTTTACCTCCATCTCCTTAACATCTGTAACAATCACATCATCAAGACTCAACTCATTCCATAGTAACGATGACATTTTTACAGCAGCCATATAGTAATTTTCAGCCTCAACCACCATCCCTAAGTCTAGGTTATCCCGTTTAGCCGATACATAATATTTATTTTGTGCCATCTTGTACCTCCTCTAAATCAGAAGATTTAACAAACACACCATCCACCATCTTTCCTTGACGGTCTTTGATTTCATTCCATGCCAATTCAAGGCACTCTGTCAAAGTCAAATCAAATTTCTTAGCAACAAACACCAGATAAATAGCAATGTTACGGCTACTTAACTGAATTTGAGTGCGTGCGTTAATACGATTTGTATTAGTTGAAACATCAACCAAACCACGCGCAATCAATCCAATTTCATTAGCAATGTGCAAGTACAGTAACTCTACTGACCACTGATCTACATAATGAAAGTTATGCTGCCCGTTTTCATCTGGATTGAGAGACAAATGGATTTTAGAAAAGTTCATCTGTTGAGCTAGGATAGTCAAGACAACCATCATATCTCCAACGCTATCAGCTATCTTTTCCTTATCCTTTCGTACTGTAGCGCCATTGAGCTCCCCCCACTCTTCGTTGAGTTTGAGCATTTGAGATAACGGGCTTGCTTTGTCAAGCTCCTTAGCTGTTGACCATCCTTTTACATTTTCAATCAGTTCATTAAATTTCATTGAGCATACCTCCTGTTGCAATATTCACGCTCCAAGCTATCGAGCCCCGCTTTTAGATACTCGATAGAGTAGACAGCAAGACCTTTCTTTTCAATTTGTGAGAGAGGCCTGTTAGCCTCTTCAAACTCTAAAATAAGTTGATACTTTTTAAATTCCACCTAAACCTCCAAAGTTTCAAAACTGATAAAGTTATCCTCAAGCCATTCTTGCAACTGATTAAGCTGAGATTTTCCACCATGCAATGTCAAACGCAAGTTAATTGTTAAAGGCTCGCTAGGCTCAAATTTTGCCACCTCTCGCACGTTGTTTTGTGGTTCTGGTGTAATTGTATCCTGTTCCAAAATCTCGCCTGTTTCGGCATCGTAAGCCTTGATATTCGTATTAGCATTTTTCTTGGCCGATTGAGCAATTTCTTCAAGTCGTTCAGCTTTTGCTTTTTCTTGAGCATCTTTCTGCTCTTTGCGTGCAATCTCAGCATCACGATCTGATTTCATCATCTTGAAAATATCAACAAGACTCTTACCATCTTCAAGATGTCTGATATAGCTATCAGCTGGTAAATCGTACTCTTGAGCTAACTCTTGGATAGCTTGCTTGTTAGCCTTGTATTCTTCCAGGGCATCAAATTCTGAAAGCACTAAGGCATCCATTTCATCAAGTGTTGTCTTTTTCAGCTCATACTTGCCTGTTTTAAAATGTTTCTTGAGGCTGTACTCATCGTATTTGTCAGCGAATGTGGATTTTTCAATCCCTGCAACCATACACTTATCCTCAAATGTGGCACGCACGACATCCACGCGCATCAATCGTTCATGTTCATCAACAGCATTTAAGCCTGCTGTCATTTCATCCGTCACTTTTTCAAGAGGATTGAGAACCTTTTCTTTATACCACTTTTCAAAGTCTTTATATGGTTGGTTTATTGTTCCTTTGATTTCCTTGCGTTTGGTTTCCAAAGCATCTTTCAATTTGTTATAATTTGTCCGCTCCTCATAGACCTCTTTATAGGTCTCTGTTGAAACTTCTTTACCAGAATATTTAGCAATAGCTGCCTGGACTTGCGCCTCAATTGCTTCACGGTCAATGTCGATTTTTGCTGGTGTGAAATCCACTTTGATTTCAGTTAATGTTGTATTAGTCACATCTTTCATTTTACTAATCCTCCAAACCTAAAGATTTCAATAAATCAGCCTTAATATCACGTTTTACTGGCTCTGGCGCATCTGATCCATCTAGCATTTTGATTTCATGTGTTGCTTCAACGACAACGATATTGCAACCAAAAGACTCTGCTAATGCAGCTATCTTCTCTTGTTGTTCTTCATAAGCATCGTAATCCAAGGTCAAAGCATCTTGCATGCAATTACACAAGACTACTTTATAAGCTAGGCGATGATCGTTGTGTTTGTATTCTGTCACAAAATGACCATTTTCTTTTTGTTGAAAAGCGATAAATTTTTTAGTTTGTTTCATGTTATTCCCTCTTTCTATTTTTCCTCAATTTGTTTCAATTCTTTAGTTTTATAGCTACCACAATTTGGGCATTCCAGAAATGTCCAATCATCATTATTGGTTGTGGCTTTGTAATATATAGAACCACATTCTAAACATCCAAAATTCCCACTTAGCATATCAGCTACCTTGTTTTTCGTATGCTTTTTGAATTTGTTTAGTGAGATAGTCCATCACTATGTTATAGCCATCAACTGGCACTTTGTGGAAATCGTCTATTTGGTACTTGCTCAATACAAAATTTGCAACTGTATCAAATGGCGCTCCCTTAATCGTCGCAATTTCTTCAACGTTCTTGATGATTTCTTGATACTGAATGTTGTCAATGTACCTTACTTGTTGTTCTTGGGATTGCTGGTTTCCTTGTTGATATTGACCTTGTTGTTTGGTTTTCTGCTGGTTGTTTTGCTTATGATACTCATCGCTATCAGCATCTTTATTATCATCAATCAAGAAAAGACCGCTTAAAGCATATTTTCTAGCATAGCTTGATGCTGCACCAGTGATTTGTGAACCATCCATACCTTTCTTGTTCTCTTCCTCTCTTGCCCTTGCCTTTACTGTGATTTTCTCACCAGTCTCAATATCAACAAATGATATTGTTGCCACAAGATAGTACCGTTGCCCAATGTATTCAATAGTGTCATCCTCAACATAGGTAATTGCATTATTCTCAACAAGTAGTGGTTTTAAAGCCTCCATAATATCCTCTGCATTACGGTAGCTATATTTACCAAAGTTATTGTATTGACCTTTTGGTGCTTTTAGATCCCGTTGGATATTGAGTAGTTTTTTGTAAATGGTATTTGCCATATCATTCTCCTAACCCCTCTAAGGATGCTATGAATTCCACATAAGCCTTATAGTAATTCCCAGATTTTTCGCTATCTCTATAAGCTTTATCAATCAGTTCTTGACCCGTTCCGTAGAAACAGCCTACTCTCCACATTTTATTAGATTTCGTGTAAGTAAAATGCCGTCCGCTTGACCAATGGTTTTTAAAAACGATAACATCCTCAAAATCTGATACTTTGGCATCGCCCGATACTTCGGCATTGCCCGATACTTTGGCATTG